ATTGCAGTAGCGCCTATCCTGAACAGTTCGTTGAAGCAGTTGAGCGAAACTCGTAAGCTTCGTTTGCAGTTGGAAACAATGACCGAAGAACAGCTGAGCATGACAAGCAAAGAACGCCGCAAAGCAATTGATGATGTCATCAAACAAGAGAACGAATCATTGGGCTACATCCGTGCACTAGACAAGCAAGTACGGGACATGCGCAAGTAAAAAACCCCCGGTGATGAGCCGGGGGTAAAAGGAGAAGCACCTGCACCCTTTAGAGTGCGGCTTATCCTATCATGCAATGCGCCAAACCCGAATACCCCACATCTGATTTTCTATGCGTGGGATGATTCTGACCTTATAGCCTCGGCTCTCGGCACGCTGGGTGATGCCGTTTGCCATTCGACTGTGGGCGATACAGGGCAGGAAGAATGATGTACCTACGGAAAACTTAGACCATTCAATCTGTACCTGTATGCCTTCAATCTCAAGCGGCTTTTCTGTCTTCAGCGTCATCATTTGGTAGAGCCAGCACTGCTTCTGCATCAAACACATGGCTCATGGTGTCGTCAATCAGCAGGGCGTTGACCGGAGGTGCTGCCATCAGCGTACCTTTTGCCATACGCTTCTTTACAGAATCCACACTTACACCTGTATTGCGCAGGGCGTTCACAGTATCGTGATAACTGACCTGATTCTTGGCGCACCATTCTTTAAACTTCTTCTGCACAATGAACAGGCGCTTGGTGTCAAGTTCATAACGTATCAGCAACTCACCCCTTGGTTCTCGTAACGGTGCAGAGGGCAAACCATTCTCACTAGGGTTATCCCTTACCAACAAGATGTTGTTGATATTGGCCATAACAAAAGAACCGATGGCTGTAGCACCGTCTGTTGGAGCCGCCTTGATGTCGCCCTTGTTGGCCTTGAGCATGATGACAAGCCAGTTGAAGATGCGCTTAACGTCAAAGTTAATCAGCCCCAGTTGGTTGGCGATCAAGCCGCCTGTGATACCCAGTGCACCAATGGATGACCAGAAGCGTTCACGCTGACCCAAGCCTGCCGCTGTATCCAAACGCAACTGCACATCGCGCAGGGTGTCCAGAACTTCAGGCAGGTTATCAACCACATACTTCATGAAGATTTCACCAGCATGGCCGTAGTTGGTAGCCAACTTGCCAAACAACGCATCGGTAAATTCCTTTGAGTGTGAGTCGTCACGGTGGATTTTCAACTCAATGATACGCATCATCTCGCCTTCAGGAAATTCCTTTAGGGAAAACAACTTATCGTACAAACTGCTGTTGGAAGAAGTGATTGCAAGCAAGCGCCAGAACGTGTTATTCATACGCTCCATGTTGGACTGTGACTCCATGCGGTTCTTGCCACGCCCTTGGGTGATGGCGTAAGACAGCTGTGATACTGTCTCGTCACGCATATTGGTGATCTCGTCAATCGTTGCAGGCAGATTGTTCAGCACTCCGAAGCGGTGAATCTTGGCGTTGTATGTGTCATCGTTCTGAAGCAGCAGGTCAAACGGATGCCCCCAGATGCTGTTGATAGCCATCTGCACAGTTGACTTACCCGTGCCAGAGCCGGGACTCATCAGGTTCACAATACCGCCACGCACTTGAGTGAAAGGCATCAGCACACTGCCAAACCCTAGCATGAAGGCAAAGGCTTGGGCTTCCATACCATTGTTGTTGTAGAAGTTGACCACCGTCTTCCATTCATCCAACTCACCCTTCTTGGTCAGCAGTGAACAGGTGTGCAAGATTGAACTTGCAGGGGGGCTGTACTTCACGCCCGTCGATGTGATCTCTCTGTCGCCAAGGATGAACGTCTTGTCGTCTGTCCAACCAAATTGGCTTCGTACTTTTTCAGCTTGTCCCATAATTTGCAATTCCTTTACCCAGCGGGAAACATAAAACATTAACTCATCAACTGTCTTACCCAGTACCGCCATGCCCTGCGTTGCAATGGCATCTCGAAAGCGGTCTTTGGACAGCACACTAACTAGCGGCACTGAGAACTCACGCACGCCATCTTTAGGCAAGTGCAAGCGCATCCAAAGAACTTCACCTGCCACAGGGTCGTGCATACGCTTGACCACATAGAAGTCGTTCTCATAGATCAGCTTGTCGTTGCCTTCTTCCTCTGTCTTGTTGGGGTCGCCTCTGCGGTAGATGCCGCCGTACTTGCCACGAAAGAAAGGGAATGGAAACGCAGGGATGTTGTACACCCGCAGGTCTTTGGTACTGGAGTCAACCGTTGTGATGGTGTTGTCTTCTTCGGTTGCTTCAATGATCTCTTTACCCAACACGATGGGTGAACCGAACTTGCCCTTGTGCTTACAGTCTTTGCACCCACCGGGTCTGAGGTCGTCAAATGTGGTGCAAGTATAGGGGCCTTTGGTTTCCCCTGCTTTGCGCTCCGTCTCATGGTGGCTGTAGCTGTCATGCTGATTCGACATCTCGTGGATGGCGGTGTCACGATCTACGCAAAGTTGTGCAATGGAAAGGCCCGCACGCCACAGGGGTTCAGCCACCTGCTTCTGGTGCTCCATGATGTGGTTAAGTTGCCCACACCCTTCGGCCTTCAAAGCAATAATCTTTTCAAAGCGATACGAATTGTTCTGCCCCATCAGGGCTTTGCTGGTCGCATCTGGCCCAGCGTTCTTAATGTAGTCTGGTACTTCAAAGGGCAATGCGTCAACAGACTGGCTTGGCTCGGGCGCACCTAGGGCGGCGGCAAAATCAAACAGGTCAACCTTGCCGTCACCACCCATGTACTCTACGGGAAGTGGGTTATCAGGGTTCTTAAAGTTGTGGGTTTCTGGCACACGAAGAATACGTGCCATGTCAGTTGTGCAGGCGGGATCAGCAAATAAATTACGTTCAACGCAAACATTTTTTAAACGCTTGGCTACAGGTAGCCATGTGTTCTTGTCAATACTCTCAGGCAGTACCCAGTACGCATGCACCCCGTTACCAGAGTTGATGCAGATGGGTTGTGGTAGGTTCAAGTCAGTGCAAAACTGTCCCAGTGCCGCCATTGCCAGATCACGCGAGGGGTAATCTTTGGTGGGGCCACAGTCCAGATCAAGCCAAAATGACTTGGCTTTGTATGCGTTGGCAGCTAACCTACGGGGTGGAGTAATCTCAGGGTCAAACGAAAACATCGCATAGTACGTGTCAGCGTCAGCACTGTAGATGTCTTGTATTTCCGTGATGAGAGATGGAATGTCCGGTGCAAATCGTGTACGTAACTTTTCCTGCTTGATGCCGACCGCACAGTAGTTGCCAACATCGGGCAATACTGCGTTCAGGAATTCGGTCAATGTCATAAAGGTACTTCGGTTTAGTGGCGGTCAATATAAGTTTGAATTTTCTTTGCGGTTTCGGGTCGTGGTGAATACTCACCTTTAAACCATGCGTACACGGTTATCTTCGTAACCCCCGCAATCTCGGCAACTTTGTTGACCGGTATATTTTTCTTGATGCAAGCGCGGCCAATTTTTACACCGACCAACTTTCCATCAGCTTGCTTGTTCTTTAGCACTGTGGCTAATGTGTAACCAATCATCGCTGTCTTTCGTTAGGTGGGGGTGGCCGGTACTGATCTCCGGCTTGTTGCGCTTCTCCCTGCCTTAAGCAATCGGCGCAATCCTCGCATCCGCATCAGTCTGCGTATTCACCCCCAAAACTCTTACTCGTCGCTATCGTCTGCCCATGCATCAAGCACAGAGGCTACGTCTTTGGATTCCGTTTTCTTCACGGCACGTTTGACGGGTTCGTCAACAGCTTCGACAGCCTTGGCAGGTTTAGCGGCAGGCTCTGGCTCCATGAATGGAGAAGCCTTGGGCGCATCACCATCCACCTGTTGCACAGTCTGCGTTACGGCGTTCAGTGCATCTGCAGATTCACCTTGTGCTTTGCTCTCAGCCAACTCTTCCACAGACAGTGGGCGCACTGCACGGAAGGTCAACTTAGGTGTTGCGCTTGATGTATCAAAACGCATCTCAGTCACAACAGCCGTCACAGGGATACCATGACCGCCCAAGAACTTGGCGTACTGTTGCAGAGGCATCTTGCCGTTATCGCCTGTGCCGAAGATAGACTGGCCGGGCAACGACAGTTGGTACACATCACCTGCCAAGTTGTTTTCCAAAGCCACAGCAATGCGTTGGCTGAAGCGGCAAGCACGGCTATCGCCTTGACCAGAACCCTTGATGTTCTGTTGGCAGTTCTGGCAGTTGGTGCTCTGTGGGTTCTTCACACCTTTGTCTGGTGCAACGCCATCATTGGATGAGCAATCGGGGGCAGCGTTCTGACCCTCAACGTATGTGCCAGCATAGTAGCTGCGGGATGTTTTCTCAGCAGAGCGCACGATCACCACGTTCATGGCGCGGTCGTCATTCTGTGCAACTTCCTTACCGCCAACAACCATACGGAATACACCGCCTTTAATAGAGATGCGCTTGCCGTTACCACCGCCACCCATCAGGGCTTTGGTTGTTGCGTCCAACTCAAGGTTACGCAAGTGGGCTGGGAGGGTGTTACCACCTTGGGAGAAGAGAGCGATGTCAGACATTTGTTGATTCCTTTTTGATGAAAGATTGGATAATTTCTAAGTCAATGTTAAAAAATTTGGCAAGGTCACTAGCGAAGAATCGATAGTTCTTACCAACGCGGATGAATGGGATGCGCTTGTCAGGGTTTTCTTCCTTTATAAGCGCGTGAACGGTTGACGGTGCGACTTGCAAAAGCTTCGCCACCTGCGCCAACGTAAGTGCAGTTTCCAATTTAGCTTCTCCTGACAGTTACAGTATATTTATGATCTACGTTCAAACCCGTTGGCAGTAGATCAGGATTTTCCCGTAGGAACTCTTTCATATTCAGTTGTGAAATGCGGCGCTCAACTAAGTCAAGTGCATCATGGTCACGTATGAATTTGTGCATCGCGGCCCAGTCGCCTGTCCAGTAGCGTGTTTGCACTGAACGAATCGCTGTGCCATGGGCTGTCTTAATACTCTCAGCCCCCGTTGCTTTGCAAGTCTCAAGCAAGTTTGATTCAACCAAACTCATTTGCTCTTTGATTGCATTGTCTTCTTCCTCGTACTTCGCTTTGAGAGCGGCACGGGCATCGCGCATCTTAATGTATGCGCGTACAAGTTTGTCTGCTGTTATATCCATTTGCTTTCCGTTTCGTTTTTTCGTTAATGATACACCCAATCTTTACCTTGTCAAGTACCTCCATAAATTTATTTGTTAAGGTCGAATTCATCTTTATAAAGTTCCATCAGATTGAACTGTGCTAACTCTTTTGTTTCTAAAGCTTTGTACAGCTTGGCCTCTACTGGACTTCCTTGGAGCTTGACAACCAAACATTTGTTGACTTGTCCTGCCCTGTGAATACGTGCATTGGCTTGCGCGTATGTCTCGTACGATGTGATGGGTGCCCACCACACAATCGTGTTTGCCGCGTGCAAGGTGACACCGTGTGATGCAGCTTGAGGCTGTATGACAAGAACCCTTGGGTCTTTCTCATCTTGAAACCTGCGAAAGATTTCAGTGCGCCTGCCTGCTGGTACACCCCCGTGGATCACATCCACTGTGTAGCCATCCCTACGTAGTTCCTCGTATAGAATCTCAATCGCATGGCGGTATGGTGCAAACACCAATACCTTATGGCTGGATTCGTCAATGACTTCTTTGAGCACAGCCGTGCGACTGCTTGAGTCAAACGATACGATCTCACCACTATCGGAATACACCGCGCCACAGGAAATCTGCAGTAGCTTGTTTAGCTTGGCGGCGGCATTGATCGCTGTGACTTCCTCCCCTGCCGCTTGCATGGCCATCACCTTGCGAAGCTTCTCGTAGTAGCGCACTTGCTGTGCGGTCATTGGTACTTCACGTTCTGAGTACAGCAGGTCTGGCAGGTCAAGGCACTGCTCTTTGGTGAACCTGATGGCGGGTTGAAGCAGTGTGCTGACCACCTGCTCTGCCTCCCGTTTGGGTGCCCACTTGAACTGGGTGATCTTGTTCATCACCTGATCGCGGTACATGGTGAAGCTTCGGGGTGTAGCGGATGGGTTAACTAGCTTGGCCAGACCATACGCATCAAGGGGCGACTGCGATGCAGGCGTGCCCGTCAACATCCACAACCACATGTTTGGTTTAAGTATCTTGTTCAGCGTGCGCCAACGGGTGGTGGTCGCAGTTTTATATGCGTTGGCTTCGTCAATCACGATCATGTCAAAGCCTGCCTTGATGATGTCGTCCTCCACAATGGGCACGCCGTCATAGTTGATAATGACAAACTCTGCATCAGAATTAATTACTTGTTGCCGCTTTTCTTTGCTGCCATAGGCGATGCCAACCTTGCGGTGCATGGCTCCCTTGAAGATGTCGTTCTGCCACGCTGACTGCATGATTGACAGGGGGCAGATAATCAGCACACGCTTGATGTGCTTGGTGTTCATCAAGTAGTCGCATGCCCACGTGATCGACAGCGTCTTCCCAGTGCCCGGCTCCGAGAAGCAGAAGGCTCTTCTGTGCAGAGTAAGAAACGCGGCTGTTTGTTTCTGGTGTGTGAATGGTTGGTAGATACCGGGCCATTTGTATTTGGCCATGTTGGGGGAAGGTACGTTCTTGACTTTCAGGTTCTTTAGCACCTGCGCTTCTTCCAATCCCCAGTGCACCATCACCGTACTGATGGGGCCTTCCTCAAGCA